GACTAAAGAAGAGTGGGGCACTAAATCTGGTAGACCAAGCACTCAAGGTGCTAAGGCTACTGGTGAAAGATACCTGCCTAAGAAAGCCCGTGCAGCGCTGAGTGCTTCAGAGTATGCAAGAACCTCTGCTGCAAAGCGTGCAGGTATGCGCAAGGGACAACAGTTTGTAAGACAACCTAAAACTATTGCAAAGAAGACGGCTAAGTATAGATAACTATGTGCAAACATATTTATCAAAATACTGGCCAAAAGTTTTGCCCAGATTGCAAACAGCCCACAAAAGAAGTGGACTGGAAGTATCAAAACAAATTACATAAAGACTGGATTGCTAGCGGTAAAGCAGTTCGACAAGGATGGAGCAGTATATGAAGAAGGATTCCAGATTAGTACGTGCTGGTGTATCTGGCTTTAACAAGCCTAAGCGCACACCTAACCATCCTAAGAAGTCACACATAGTTGTGGCTAAAGAAGGAACTCAGATTAAAACTATTCGTTTTGGCCAGCAAGGTGTATCTGGTTCTCCAAAGAAGGCTGGTGAGTCTGCATCCTATGCAGCACGCCGCAGGTCTTTCAAAGCACGACATGCTAAGAATATTGCCAAAGGCAAAATGAGCGCAGCCTACTGGGCAGATAAGGTGAAGTGGTAATGGGTATTCTACTTAATGAACTAACAGATGAGGTTTTAACTAACCTTGCTGGTTATACAATCCAACAGGATAAGGCTACACACCTAACAACTCCTATCACTACAACTACATCTACTCTTGCAGCACCTACAATCTTTAACGTAGCAGATGCTCAACGCCTTGGCTCAGGTATTGTTGAGATTGATGATGAACTTCTATGGGTAGATACAGTAGACCGCATTTCCAACAGCGCAACAGTATCTCCGTATGGCCGTGGCTTTATGGGTTCTACCGCTGCTACTCACAATGCTGGAACTAAGGTAACTATCTCTCCAACATTTCCTAAGTATGTAGTTAAGCGTGCTATTCAAGACACTATCCGTGCAATGGGTTCTTCTATCTTTGCAGTCAAGCAAACAAACTTTACATTTAGCAGCACAGCAGTAAATACTTATGAATTAAATAATAAGAATATTCAGAACATCCTAACTATGCACTGGCAGGATATTGGCTCTAGTGGAGAATGGATTCGTATCAAGCGTTGGGACTTTGACGCTTTCCCAGATACTGATACTTGGGGCGCAGGAGCGCAAACAGTAACTATTGGAGATAGAATTATTTCAGGCCGTAAGGTAAAGGTTGTTTACGCAACTTCACCTTCAACTCTATCTACTACATCTACAGATTCATTTAATACACAAACTGGACTACCTGAGTCTTGCCGAGACATTGTGATTCTTGGTGCTTCATACCGTTTGATTGCTTACCTAGACCCAGCCCGTACTGGTGCACAGTCTCCACAGGCTGATGAGACAGATAACAAGCGTACCTTTGGCTCAGCAACTAATGCATACCGCCAACTCTATGCTCTTTACAACCAGCGTTTAGCAGAAGAAACACAAGCCCAGCAACAGCAATATCCACCACGAGTTCACTTCAGCCGATAGGAAGATTGAATGACAACAAGAAAATACTCATCCCGTTCCCAGCAAACAACCCTTACTGCTGGCATTAACTCAAGCGCCACCTCTGCTACAGTCGTATCAGGTAGTGCACTCCTTGGTGGTATCACAATTTCTGCTGGAGAAATCTTCACAGTAGTTATTGACCCAGATACAGCGCTTGAAGAAATTGTAGATGTTACCGCGGTCAGTACCAATACACTGACAATTATTCGTGGCGTTGATGGTTCATCTGCTCAGGCTCACTCAGCGGGTGCTTCAGTTCGCCACATGGCAATTGGTCGTGACTACCGTGAGGCTAATACTCACATTGAAAATACCACTACAGCACACGGGCTAACTATTGCCAACGTCCTTGAGACAACAGATACCAATATGATTACTACAGCAATGCTTCAAGCATCTGCTGTAACTACTGCAAAAATTGCTGACTCAAATATAACCACTGCAAAGATTGCAGATAGTGCAATCACATCTGCCAAAATTGCAGACTTAGGAATTACTACAGGTGACATTGCAGATTCTGCTATTACTAGTGGCAAGATTGCAACTGGTGCTGTTGGTACAACCAAGATTGATGACCTATCAGTTACAGAAGGTAAGTTAGCGCCTAACTCAGTTACATCAGCCAAAATTGTTGATGGCACTATTGTTACTGGTGACCTAGCAGACGGAGCAGTAACATCTGCCAAGATTCTAGATGGCACAATTGTCAATGCTGATATTAATGCAGCAGCAGCAATTGATAAGACTAAGATTTTAGGTACAGCAATTACCGCTGCAGATACTGGAACCGTCACATCTACTATGATTGCTGATGGAACTATTGTTAATGCTGATATTAACTCATCTGCTCAGATTGCTTATAGCAAGACTAACTTAACTAACAGTATTGTAGATGCGGATATTAATGCATCCGCTGCTATTGCTTGGACAAAGATTGCTCCATCTGCAACAGTATCTGCAACAGAACTTGGATATGTAGATGGTGTTACATCACCTATTCAGGCTCAGATTGATTCTAAGTTAGCAACTAGCACAGCAGCAAGTACCTACGCTCCACTGGCTAGCCCAGCCTTAACTGGTACACCTACTGCTCCAACTGCAGTTGCTGGAACCAATACTACCCAGGTAGCAACTACAGCATTTGTTGGAACTGCAGTATCTAACCTTGTAGCATCTGCTCCAGCAGCGCTTGACACTCTTAACGAGTTGGCTGCTTCTCTTGGCAACGATGCTAACTTTGCTACAACAGTAACTAACTCACTGGCTGGTAAGTTGTCTACAACTGGTGGCACAATGTCTGGTGCTATTGCAATGGGCACTAACAAAATTACTGGTATGGGAACTCCTACCGTATCTACAGATGCTGCAACTAAAGGTTACGTAGATACAGCAGTAATTGCTCCATCTAATTTGACTGGTCCAATTACATCTGTAGGGGTGGCAACAGCAGTTGCTTCTCAGACTGGTACTGGTTCAACATTTGTAATGCAGGCTAGCCCAACATTAACAACACCAGCGCTAGGTGTAGCAACTGCTACAAGTATTAATGGAACAACAATTCCAACATCAAAGACTCTGGTAGCAACAGATTCAACTGCTTATGTAGTTCCATCTCAAACTGGAAACTCTGGTAAGGCACTTACAACTGATGGCACAACTTCATCATGGAGCACAACTATCAATGGAACTGCGATTCCATCATCAAAAACTTTGGTTGCTACAGACTCAACAGCATATGTAGTACCAAGCCAGACAGGTAACTCAGGCAAATACCTGACTACCGATGGTACAACTTCTTCTTGGGGAACAGTCAATGCACTACCATCACAGACTGGTAACTCAGGTAAGTACTTAACAACAAATGGTTCAACTGCAAGTTGGGCATCAATCGTAACCGACCCTACACCGTCAGTATTTATGCTGATGGGTGCCTAAGCAAAGGATATAAACAATGGCTAAAAAAGTTCTTGGGCAAGTAAACCCAGCAGCAACTACACTTACAACTCTCTATACAGTTCCTTCTGCGAAGGAAGCGGTAGTCTCATCTATCTCAGTTGCTAACCTAACATCAACTGCTGCTACATTTAGACTGGCAGTACGTCCAGCAGGTGCAGCAATTGACCCTAAGCATTATATTGGATATGACATTACAGTCGGAGCATCTGACTCAACAATCATTACAGTGGGCCTAACCCTTGCAACAACAGATGTGCTATCAGTCTACGCTTCTACAGCAAACGTTGCTTTCCAGGCGTTTGGAGACGAGGCTTCGGTCTAATGTCAATCTCTAGTCTTAAGACTGGTACTGTATCTCCATCTAGTTTACTTGCTGGTAACACTGGTTATCAACCATTAACTGTCACTGGTGGAACACTGTCGTCTGATGCAACTTATTACTATCGCGCTTTTACTAGTTCAGGCACATTATCTGTAACTGGTGGAGGTGGAAGTCTTACTGCTGATATTTTAAGAATTGCTGGAGGAGGCGGCGGTGGAGGTCAGTACCAAGCAGGTGGTGGTGGTGCTGGAGGTTTACTTTATTCATCATCTCAAACCCTTACTGGTAGTTCAACTGTTACTGTAGGTGCTGGTGGAACTGGAACTGGCGGAAGTGCTGGCGGTCAAGGTGGAGATGGAACGGCAACTACATTTACTGGATTAACAGCGACTGTTGGCGGTGGTGGTGGAGGTTCATACTCAACGCAAGGAACTCAAACTGGTCGCAGTGGTGGCTCTGGTGGAGGTGCTGGTGGTTCATTCTCAAGTTTTTCCGTATCAGGCGGTGCTGGCACATCAGGTCAAGGCTTTGCTGGTGGATTAGGCAATCCATCAGGTAACGCTGCTGGTGGTGGCGGCGGTGGTGCTGGAGGCGCAGGAAGTAATGCTGGCAATGGACAAGGTGGACGAGGTGGAGCAGGTGTATCTACTTATTCATCTTGGGGCTCTGCAGCAGGTATTGGTGAATTAGACTCTGGAACTTATTGGTTTGCAGCAGGAGGCAGTGGCTATGGAGATTCTGGACCGACTGGACCCGTAACCTATGGTCGCGGTGTTAACACAGGCGGAGGCTCAGGTATTCAAGGTAATGGAAACTCAGGCGTAGTAATTATTCGATATACAAAATCACAAATTGCTTAAGGAGTAACAATGGCTATTAGAAGTCTTAAGACTGGAGCGTTCAGTCGCAGTCTCCTTGTTGGTAATACTGGTTATCAACCACCTTCTGTTGTGACTGGTGGAACATTGTCATCTGACTCTACTTATTATTACCGTACTTTTACAACATCAGGAACACTTGATGTTTCTAGTGTTCCACTGCTTGCTGATGTTTTAGTTATTGCTGGTGGTGGTGCAGGAAGTGGAAGTAGTAGCAATGGTTCAGGTGGTGGTGGAGCAGGCGGTGTAGCGTACTACTCATCTCAAACTCTTTCTACAACTTCACACACAGTAACTGTTGGCGCAGGTGGAAGTGTCAGTTCAAATGGAAATAATTCTGTTTTTGGTTCTTTATCTGCTGCAATTGGTGGTGGTAAAGGCGGCGCACCTGGAGGAAATGGTTCTTCTGGTGGTTCAGGTGGTGGTGGAGGTGACGGTTCTGGTCCGCTAACTGGAGGCACTGGTACATCTGGTCAAGGTAATTCTGGTGGTAATGGTGCTGGCGTTGCATCACAGGTAACTGGTGGCGGTGGAGGTGGTGGTGCTGGCGCTGCAGGTAACAACGGAACTGGTAACACAGGTTCTGGTGGTAAAGGTGGAGACGGTACTGGTGCTTACTCATCTTGGGCTACAGCAACTTCTACTGGTGTAAGCGGATACTACGCTGGTGGCGGAGGTGGAAGTTTTGGTCCTGCAATTTATGGTGGTAATCCTGCTGCTGCATTAGGCGGTGGTGGAATTGGTTACCAAGGAAGCGGTGGACCAGGCACTGCTAACACTGGCTCTGGCGGCGGTGGTGGTTCTGGCACTGGCGGTTCAGGTATTGTGATTATTCGTTACTTAAAGACGGCGGTATAATAATGGCTGTTATCAGTATTAAAAACAAAACTAAAAGTGGCTCACTGCTAGTTGGTAATGCTCCATTTATTCCTGTAGATGTTTTTGTAGTTGCAGGTGGCGGTGGTGGTTACTACGGTTACGGTGGCGGCGGTGGTGCTGGTGGATTGCGAGCACTAGCATCTCAGTCACTTGTGAGCGGAACTACTTATACTTGCACTATTGGAGCAGGTTCAACAGGTGGAACTTTTGGTGGAGGTCCCGTATCAAGAGGTTCCAATAGTTTAATTTCAGGTTCAGGTTTTACTACAATATCTGCCACAGGTGGCGGAGGTGGTGGAAACAATGAAGATTCCGCATACATTACTGGCGGTTCTGGTGGTGGAGCAGGTGGTAGTGGTAGTGGTAACTTCTCAGGTTCTGCTGGTAACGCTGGTTCTTATTCCCCAGTAGAAGGTTACGCAGGTGGTAATTCAACAGCATCTAATGGTACTTACGTTGGTGCTTCTGGAGGTGGCGGTGGTGCAGGTGCGGTTGGTGGCAACGGCAATGCAACAACACTAGGTGTTGGTGGTATTGGTGCGACTTCTTCATTATTAAATAACATTGGTGCTGCAACATCTACTGGTCAATTAGTCTCTGGAAATTATTACTATGCTGGTGGAGGTGGCGGTGGAGCGTACTCCACTACACTAGGTGCTGGAGTAGTTGGTGGTGCTGGTGGTTCTGGTGGTGGTGGACGTGGTGGTATTAACCAAAGTTCAACTGCTGGAGTATCAGGTACTGCCAATACAGGCGGCGGCGGTGGTGCAGGTGGTGGACCAAATCCAAATGGTCTTGGTGGTAACGGTGGTTCAGGAATTCTTATTTTAAGAATACCTGGAACATATACCGCATCAGCAACTACTGGCTCACCTACTAGAATAGTATCTGGCGGATACACTTATTATACATTTACTGGCTCAGGCTCAATAACTTACTAAGGAAACTATGATGGCACACTTTGCACAACTAGATGAGAACAATGTAGTCACACAGGTAATTGTTGTGGCTAATGATGAACTACTCCTTGATGGGGTAGAGAACGAGACCAAGGGCATTATGTTCTGCAAGTCTCTACTAGGTGAGGATACCCGCTGGGTTCAGACATCTTACAATGGCAACATCCGTAAGAACTATGCTGGCATTGGTTATACTTATGACCCAGTTGCTGACCACTTCTTTGCACCTCAGCCATATCCTTCTTGGACATTGGATAGTGACGCTAGGTGGCAAGCACCAACTCCTTGCCCAGTAGAAGAAGGAAAATTCTTCACTTGGGATGAGCCAACCCTATCTTGGGTTGAGGTAGTAGTACCTGAATAATTTAACTTTCTGACTTAAGGAGTAATGGTGGCTGGTAGAGATATCTACTGCCATTTCTTTAGATAGTCAATTGCTGACTGCAATGATTCTGGATTATCTTTAAAATAACCTAGACCAGCATTGCAATTTACGCAAAGTAATCCTCTTGCTTGATTAGTATTATGGTCGTGGTCACAGCACCAGTCAGCAAGAATAGGATTATCTGTATTGCAGATAGCGCAACGATTACTTTGAAGTTCTACGTATTGGTTATATCTATCAATATCCCAGCCAGGATTGCGGCGTTTATTTTCCGCACGAATCTTATCTGGATTATCTATTCTATATTTCTTTTTACGTTCATTAGAACAATTTTTGCATTCAGATTCTTTACCACCTGGTCGATTTTTTCTTGGATAAAAATCATTTATTAACTTGATTGTTTTGCATTTAGTGCACTCTTTCATATAACAACTATAGCATAGGAGATACATATGGCGGGCAGGGACCTGACAGACGGCAGAGCCGAACGGGCTATTGCCGTAGATGTGGGTGTAGTTTCTTCTACATCTATCTGGCAGAATACAGATATAGCCTATGACATTGCTATTGGTGGGCTACCATTTATTCTGGCTACAAATAATGAGCGTCCGTATGGACGTAGAACTGCACCTTTTAAAAAGGACCAGTTTGATTCTACTAATGAGCCAGGTGAACAATCACTGACTGGTTGGTGGATTCGCTCACAGATGTCTTTTCATGGCGGTTCTGGTATTAACTTCTTTGACCCTGCAACCAATGATGAGAATGGACACTATCGTTTTGCAGATAGCAAAGGATTAAATGTCTGGACCAAAGGTGAGGTAACTCTACTTAATAACTGTACTCAGGGACATGTAACTACTGGTGCTATCCGTGCTAATGGTCGTTCATTTCAGACTATGCGTTCTATTCAATGGAATGGCAATGCAGGCGTACTACTTCATGATGAGTATGATGTAGATAAGATTGATACAAACGGAACTGTTACTCACTTTATTGACTACAATGCTGGTACTGACCAGCCTGTGTATGCAATTTGTGATGATGGTACTACTGCATACTGGATTACTAATACAGCCACAAAGAAAACTGTATACAAGAAAGCCTTAACTGGTACATCTGGTACTGCCAATACTGTTATGTTTGATGAGATTGGCACTGTTGCTAATGCAACTATGGAGTATGTCAAAGACCGTATTGTTATGTGTGCTGATAACAAGGTGTATGAGTTTGCCGCATCTGCAGTGGCTATGCCAACAGCAGTCTATACACACCCAGTAACCAGCCATACTTACAGCAGCATTACAGCATCAGGTCCAGCAATTTATATTGCTGGCTATAACGGTATCCAATCTACTATCCAGAAGTTTACTCTTAATACTAATGGCGCTATGCCAACTCTTACCTCTGCTCAGGTAGCAGCCGAACTTCCAGTTGGAGAAGTAGTCCACAGAATCTATTACTATCTAGGCTATATGATGATTGGCACCAGTAAAGGTATTCGTATTGCTAATGTTAATGACCAAGATGGTTCTATTACCTATGGTCCACTTATTGTAGAGACTGACCAGCCTTGCTATGACTTTGCTGCACGTAATCACTTTGTATGGTGTGCTACCTCTGTTGATGGCGAGCCTGGAGTTATCCGTATTGACCTATCTACAGAGATTGAACCGCTCCGCTTTGCATGGGCAAATGATATTTATTATGATGGAGTGACTGGTCACCACACAACTGCTTGTGCTTTTGCTAATGGTACTGACCGACTTGCTTTCTGTACTGCTTACTCTGGTACTAATGGTTATGTGTACATGGAAGATGATACAACTCTACGCACAACTGGCTACCTAACTACAGGTAATATTAGATACGGAACTCTTGAGCCTAAAAACTTTAAGCGTTTGCTAGCCCGTGGTAACTATACCTTTGGCTCTATGACACTAGAAACTGTAGATGCAGATGGCAATGAGTATGACCATATTTCATATGACTCATCAGTACCGCCAGTAGAGGTGACAACCTCTAACCCAGCAACTGCTCAAGAGTATGTAGCCTATAAGTTTATTATGTACCGCGATGGCACAGACTCTACTAAGGGTCCAGTATTCAAGGGCTATCAGGCAAAGGCAACAATTGCTACGCCTCGACAAAGACTTATTGGACATTTTGTTTACTGCTTTGATGAAGAAACAGATAAGAATAATTCCCGTACTGGTTATTCAGGACGGGCCTATGACCGCATCCTTGCACTAGAGGCAATTGAGGAAAGCGGAGACATAGTTACATGGCAGGACTTGAATACTGGTGATAGTCGTCAGGTTCAAATTGAAGGAATCAACTTAATAAATACTACTCCGCCAGATAAAAACTCAACAGGATTTGGTGGCATATTGGAGATTGTGGTGAGGACAGTATAATGACTGCAGCAACTTGGGCTGGCTTAATCGTATCTATTATTGCAATTGTTTCAGCATTTGCTGGCTCAGTGCGTTGGTTAGTTAAGCATTACTTATATGAACTTAAGCCAAACTCTGGCTCTAGTCTAAAGGATTCTGTTATACGTTTAGAAGAAAAAGTTGAGATACTTTATCAAATGATGTTACAAAATGGGAGAGATGAATAACGATGAAACTTGTGAAGAAAGCCACGCCTGCCGCTATTGCTGTCCTTCGTCAGGCCACAGCGATTTCTCCATTGCGTATGAAAGCCAGCGATGGACTCCTGCCTTCCCAAGCGCATATCAAACAGAGTCCCAATAGCGACCATAATACTGGGCTTGCTGTTGACTTAACACATGACCCTAAGAATGGAATTGATTGTGCTGACATTTTTGAAAAACTTAAAGAAGATAAGCGAGTTAATTATCTTATCTTTAAAGGCACGATATGGTCTAAACAAAAGGCTAAAGAAGGAAACAGAAAATACACTGGGGTTAATGCTCATAATAAGCATCTACATATTTCTATTAACTCCTCTTATTCTGCAGATACTTCTCCATGGTTCTGGTGGATGAATCAGCCTAAGATTGTAAATCAGGTAGTAGCAAAGGTGCTACCAGTACCTGCAAAAAAGGCATATAAAACTGAAGTTTGTACCTGCTGCAAAGTGCACGGGACAAAGTAATCCTATAGGAGGAATACTATGGAACAATTTAAGCAAGTAGCACTAACATGGTTTCGTGCTGCAGCAGCATCTGCTGTTGCTCTTTACCTTGCTGGTGAGACAGACCTTAAAGTATTAGGTGCTGCAGCATTGGCTGGTTTGGCTGGTCCATTACTAAAGTGGCTAGACCCATCTGCTACAGAGTTCGGACGTGGTTCTAAGTAACCTTTGGTAACCTTTAGTAACCTTATTTAAGGGGCCTAGCAGGCCCATAGAGACAAGAAACCCCCAGAACTGGTATCTCTACCAGCGCTGGGGGTCTTTTTGTTTTTATCTAGGCTTTTGATGTTTAACTGGACCTCAATTGCGGAGATAGTTTGTTATATCTTCAACCTTAATAAGGTATCCCTTACTAGGGTTCGGAGGTATGTTGCAGGTAATGGCTCTTCCCCTAGCCGTTACTACCTGCTTGAGTACCTCCGTTGGTACTAACAAGGTTGCCCCCTCCAGAACAAATGCCCAATACTGAGCCTTTGTGCTGGACAATCCTGATAGATACCAATTCTCATTATTGTGTGACCAGCATACAGTTTCAATGTATAGGTTGCCAGTCTCTTTCCATTTTAAATCTGTCTTAACTTCTACTGTAGTACCACCTGTTAGTAGTTGTTCTACTAAACCTTCTCCCTCTTGACCTACCTTTAGGTCTAGGTCAAAGTCAGACAACTTTGCTGTACTCATTTATCTCCCATGCTAGGCCAACTGGTGTAGGAACAATGCCAAGTTTCTTTCTTAATTGACTTCTAAATCTAGGGGTAGTGCCTGCCCAATATCCTTGCACTGTATTGTGTAATGCATAATCAAAGCACTGTTTCTGGACTGGACATTCTGCACAAATTCTTTTAAGTAATGCTGCTTCTCTATATCCTGGTTCATTATCTTCGCAGAACCACATCTCTGTGTTAGTACCAGCGCAGGCTGGTGTCTCAGTCCATTGTGGATAACTCATTAGAACTCTTTTATCCATTCTTTACGATTGGCTAAACCTTTAATTGTTTTATGAAGTCTACGAGTTGCAGCCCATTTAGCGGTACGAAATGTCAGCGCACAACCACTATGTAACTCTCTCCAATATGAACCAGCCAATGTTCCTTCTACACTCCAACGATATCCGCAATGGCAAGCACCATTAAAGTTATCAGTAACTTTTATTCTATACTTTGGTTCTTCTTTTATTATCTTAAACTCTACTACATCTGTAGTTTTACCAAGGATACGATTGACTTTAGTACCACATGCTAGGCATTTGCCAACTGCCATGCGTCTGCCAGAGTCTGATACCTTGATAACCCCTTCAACCATTGTTCTTTTATCCTTGCATTTAACGCAGTAGGAATCAATGTCGAATGTTAGTTTTTCTTCTTTCATTAGAACTCAAATGCTACGTACCAGAAACCAAGTTCTAGACTGATGTAGTACTTACATATATTAAAGCCTAACCCAAAACCTGAATTGCGACCGTAGGTTAACCATTTATTTTTACCTACTTTTTTTGCTGTCATCTTATCCTCCTGTTGAATAGAAGCCTGGACCATTAAACTTGATGGCTGGTGCTGACCATATACGATGCATAAGTTCCCCACAAGTAGGGCAGGCTGGTGGAATATTCTCATTAACCTCTAGAACTTCTGTACAACATTCACATCTGAAATCAAATAGTGGCATTAGATAGTGTCCTCGTTCTTTGGGTAAGGGAGTGTGACCATTGAGCCACAGTTAACGCACTCTCCATCAAGGAAATAAAAGCATAGTTCACCTTGGTCAAATGCAACAAGCGCATGAAATACATCCCCTCCACAAATGCAAACATCTCCAATAGGTTCTCCTCGCAAGTCCATAGCGTGCGAGTAATCCGTTGGGTGTAGTAACTCTCGGATTTCTTTGACATTATCATTCTCCTGATTCGTCATCATCTGCCTCTACTAAAGTATCTTCCTCTGCGTATGGCCTATGCCCACCAAGATTTCTGATAAGACTACTTACTGCCCGCTGCACCTTCATGCGTGCACCATCTGGAGTAGTAGATAGTTCCTGTGCTAAGTCTGACCACTCAACATTTTCTGCTGAGTACTTAATACGAAGCACATTCTGTTTTGCATCTGATAATCTGTAGTAGGCTGTGGCTATATCTGAGCGGAGCACTAACCAATTATTGGTGTCATTGCTTTCACCTTTAGAGAACTTGTAGTTTAAGTCCTTAATGGCAACTGGAATCTCATATGATTCTGCAATGATGGATGGTAGGAAAGCCTCAATAACTGACGAGTCATAGTAGTACAGGTCAAGCAATTCATAGCCAATTTTTTTAGCCTTCTCTCTTTCGCAATACTTAATTGCTGCATTGCGCAGAGACCGTGCTATTAGTTTGTCTTTGTCTTTCTGCTCTAACTCTGACCACTCTTTATATTTTTGTGGATGAGAAACAAACCACAGCCATAGTACCTGTTGGATATCTGGTTGTTCAGTCATTGGGTACTTGCGGTGGTACTCGGCAGCAAGGGCTATGACCATTGCCTCGTACTCATCTACATACATTGGTTACTTAACGCCTTCCCACTGTCCTCTTTGTACCAATAGTCCGATTATTGCATAGTTTGCTAGGTCAATAAAGGAATCTTGTATAGATTCATAGTTGGGCGTGTCGTTATTTTTGTAGTAAAGATTTTCTAATCGTGCCATCTTGTCATGCATACGCACAAGCAGTCCATTCATTGCACCACCTGGAGCGTTAGAGATATTTAACGGCCCATAGTCTGCATGTTTACGTATCATAATAATACGCAGTTCTTTTAGGATATCTTCAAAATCATTCGGGTCTTTCACTGAGTATCTCCTTTGCCTCTGTCTCGAACTTATGCATTGCCTCTGCTACTAGTAGTTCCTCAATAGTCTCGTTGCCACTACCCGTGGCTGCTGCCACTATAACTGTGGCTATCATGGTTAACATCTTATAAGCCATGTCTTGGTCTTTGTGGATTGTTTCGGCTACATCTCGTAGTGCATTGAGTAGGTCTAGCCCCTGCTTGTCTGATACTGGTAGTCCAAGGATTCGTGGATTGTCTTTAATAAACTCCCACACATTATCTTCATTCGGAACTGAGGCATCTAGCGATTCGCTCATTGATGAAATCTACTCCTTCTTTATGTACGATACTGTTGACATCGTGGCCGTCTGGCATCTGGATAATATTAACATTGCCTAACTCTTTACTTATCTTCTTACCAAACTCTAGCCCTGGTGCGTCACCATCTGCTAGTACGATTACTGTATCGAAGTCATCTAAGATTCTTGTATAGAAAGGTTTCCAATTGTTAGCACCTGGAATACCTACTGCTGGATGGCTGGTCTTAACGCTGACTGTTATGCAGTCTATCTCTCCTTCTGTCACACAGATATAATCTGATGCAGTAAGTACTACTTGTGCGTTAAACATACTGGTCTTTGCACCTGGCATACCCATGTATTTAGGGTCTGCTCCGTTCATTGCTCTGAATCTAATATCTACTACGCCTGATGGTGTGATGTATGGAATGGCTAGCCTATCCATATACTGCTCATGCCCTGGAAGAGCGTCCTTTACTACTCCCAAATGAAAGCGTTGCGCCTCTTCTACCGAGAGATTGCGGGTTGCTAGATAGTCTGCTGCTAGATGTATCTGGCTTGCGTACTGGTGAGTCGCCTGCAAGAGAAATTGTCTGTGCGAATTTGATAGCCTCACGGTATGTACCTCCCTCCTTCTGAATAATTAAATCGTAAACATCTCCACCTACACCACAACCATGGCATTTGAATCTGTTTTCATCAAAGTTTATACCTGCTGATGCATGACTGTCATTATGGAATGGGCATTTTATTTTGCGCCAACCGCTGCCCTCTGGAGGCACGGTTGCGCCAATGAATCTGAGGTAATCTGCAATACTATGCTTTGCGTCCACGCATTGCGTCCTTTATTAAAGCCAACCATACTTTGGCTGGCATAGTGCAATACCATTCGTTAACATCTTTAGTTCCTTTTTTCTTGTGAAGTACAACGCCTGTCCAACCTTGGTCGTTAATCATTTCTACTTCTAATTCTTTGAGCCAAGCACTAAGGTCTAACTTAATATGGTTTTTAACTTCAATCGTCACGCCATTGACTCCTGCTATGTCACCTCTGTCAAGATGACTGCCCGCTAGTCTGCGTTCTGCATATGGAAATCCATTTGCTTTTAACCAATTAACTGCTGGGATTTCTCCGCCTTGTGTACCTTTACGCTTGGCTGCACTACTCACATTATTCCTTCTTGTTGGTATCTGACCGCTACATCTTCTAAGTACATAGAGTCTGGGTTAAAAGAAAGACTAACATAGTTGCTACCTGTTTGGTCTGCTCGCCCATATCTGTTCTTAACTGGCGCTACACATAGGTATGTGTCATCACCCTGTTTCATCTGACCAATTGTAAGAACCATTGCTGGAATCTGATTGACCATGCCCTGGACTGCACTACGTGGCTGGCAAGGATAGCCATCGAATCCTTCTTTAGTATGGTGTAGCACTAGCACTGCTGCGTTAGTATCTCTGGCTAAGTACTTGAGTTCTTTCATAACTGCACGCATTGCGCCGAACTCATCGTACCCATCCATTGCTACATCCATAAGATTGTCTACAACAATAAGGGTTGGACTCTTACCCCACACAGTTTCAAAGGCTGAGACTTCATCATCTAAGTCTTTGAGTGTAGGACTAGATTCAAATGACCAGAACAAATGATTGTTCAGTTGTAGTATCTCATGTGATTTTGTTGGATTGTTTTTGAGTAACTGTTCTGCTGCTGCCTGTGTCATCTTGCCTGTCATAGCAATCAAACGCATAGCCATAGTATGTGCATTGGTATCTGCTGAAAAGTAAAGTGTAGGATGTTTTGTTTTAGCAGCGATAGCCAATGCAACTGATGACTTGCCTGCACCTGGGGTGCCTGCAACTACAGTTACCTCTGCTCTACGCAGAATAATTCCTGCTCTTTCAAACGCCGCAAAAGCGGGTGGCAATGGTTCGCCACCCACCTCTGCTTTGTTTATAGAGCGTCTAAGTGTTTTCACTTAATCTGTTCTGGAACGAATGTGTTCCACTCTGGTGACTGAACGACAACGTATTGGTTCTTACACTTATCGAAAGCACCTTTCGGTGCTGGACAAAAGTAACCCTTGTATGGTTTGCCGTCCTTACCCATACCTTGGATTGCTGTCATCTTACCGTGAGCGCATGCACGCCCACCAATGATTGGAGCACCAACTGGTGCTTGCTGTGTATATTCTTGGGCAGGAATTGTTGTTCCTGTTTCAATGATGTTTCCACCTAGTGCTGCTGCAACTGACTGTGCTGTTGGTGCTAATGCACCACGAACTGCTGTTTCTAGTTCCTGTGCTGCTGATGCAATTGCTGCAATTGAATGTGCAACAATGTTATCTAGTTCGTCTCCGCTTTCTGCTCGGACTGTTACTAGACTACCTGCTGTTGTCTTTACTGTGATACTGATTGGTGCTTCTGTGCTAGGCACTATCTTCTCCTTGCTCGAAT